CCTGAGCAATGAAATCCTTTACGCCGTTAACGCCACCCATACGCGCGGCCTGGTTAGCGGCATCGATGTATTCCTTGCCCATTGCCCTAGTCCATTCGGGCCTCATGATCGCTTCGCCGCCGCCCACAGCAATTAGGGAATCGTCGCGGCCAGGATTGTAACCCGGCATGATTCCACCTGTGGCAAAAGCACGCTGATAACGATTACCAGGACCACGAACCGCGCCGCCGCTAGAGAATCCTGGGATATGAGGAATGGTTAGGCCGAATAGCTTTGTCAAACCATTGAGCTTGTCAATGATGTTATTGTTAATCCACGAACTGACGGCAGAGATTCCAGCCTTTGCCGAATTCACAATCATCGAACCAAGAGACTTGAACGCATCGGCAATACGACCAGGGACCTTACCAAGCCAGCCGACCAGCGTATTGAATCCGCTCTTGATTTCCTTAGTGAACCATGATAGCGCACCCTTAGCCACGTTAACAATCAAGCGGCCCAGAGCACCCAGCGCATCGGCAAACATCTTAGGTCCAAGAGAGAACGTATTGCGGATGATGTTTAAACCACCCACGACGGCACCCTTGAATAGACCGAATGCGAAAGCCGCGCCCTTCATCATCAGACGTGGCAATCCGACGAATAGCCAAATCTGAATAGCACCTAGGAGAGCCTGGATTGCGCCGCCGAAAATCTTCTTAACGCCTTCCCATACCTTACGCCAATTGCCCGTGAAGATACCAGTGAATACGTCGAGAATACCGGAGATTACGCGGAACACACCTTCAATAACATTCACAGCACCCTTTAGGACGCCGACCAGCACAGAACCAATCTGAGTGATAAGGAACTTCACAATTGGAGTTACAGCCGGAATGAATGCCTGTAGGGAAGGCAATACCTGTTCACGGATGATCTTGCCGATGGACTGAATTGCTGGCCCGACCACGCCCATAACATTGTGAGCCAGTTCAAGCAATGTGGGTAGAATTGCCTTAATGAAAGTAGAAATAGCAGAGCCAACGCCCTTGAATGCGTTACCCCACGCGCTAATCTGACCCTGCCCAGAGCGAAAGGTATTGACCAAGCCGCCAATGAATCCGCCAGCCTTACTAATTGCATTCGTCAGGACAGGTCCCACGAAGTTAGCAAGCTTTTCGAATCCCGGCAAGATTGTGGTAGTAACGAAAGACATTACCTTAGTCATTACCGGCAGCAAAGCCTGACCAAGCTTAGCCTTTGTGTCTTCAAACTGAGCCGCCGCAATACGCTGCTGATTAGCTAGACCACCAGAAGTACGGGCAAAGTCACCAGCCGCGCGAGCACCGTCCTTTGTTACAATTGCGTTAACGGCCATAGCCTTATCCGCCGCAGTCAATTCCTTAGCGGACTTCTTATGGCTTAGACCAAGCGCAACCTGTTCTACTCGCGCCGCGTTAATGTTCGGAATCAAAAGCTGTAGCGAATCGAATTCACCACGGTAAGCGGCCTGGATTCGCTGCAATACGTCGGAAGGATCAACGTTAGAGAAAGAGCCCAGGTCAGAAGCAAGCTGAATTGTACTCTTGGAAGTCTTTACAGCCTGATCGCGCGTGAATCCAAGCTGTAGGAACATATCACCAAAAGAAGCCGCCGCATCTAGAGCCTGCTGCTTTGATAGGCCGAAAGATGTAGCGGCAGTAGAAGCCCACGTATTAATTTCCTTCGCAGACTTTCCAAAGATTACGTTAGCCTTGCTCTGTGTTTCATTCAAATCGGACGCGGCACGAACCGAATCCTTTAGGAAATCGACAACGCCAGCGGCAGCAAAGGCAGCACCAGCGACAAGGGCAGCCTTCTTCATTGCGCCGCCGATACCGCTAGTAATCGACTTTTCTACACCTGTCATATCGGGGCGAATGCGGATACGTGCGTCACCCAATAGGGTTGTCATTAATCGCCTCCAAATGCCGCCATTGCCTGCATGATTTCATCCTGACGTGAAACGCCACGGATTAGGGCTGTGTCATAAATGTCATTCATATGGCGGTCATTGTCCTCACTAGTTTCGCGGACAAGAAACTCCACGTAGGACAATACCTGATTAGCGGGAAAGTCCAAGAGCGAATGGCCCAGACTAATTACGCCATCCTTGATTGCCCTACCTTCTAGGATAATGTAATTAGTCTGAGTCCATCCGATTAACTCTTGAACTACTCGGTAGGGCGGCCCATCGTCTTTTCGACAATCACCCCGATCAATCCCAAAACGTCTTCGTCAGCAAATTCGCCGCCAAAGACAATCTTGCGGAATCGTGGGTACTGCTCGCCCAATGATGCTTCAAAGAAATCAGCCAGAACTCCCAATGTGGCAGGATCATCGCTAGTTTCTGTGCGGGCAAATTCAGCCAGCATCAGCATAGAAGGCTTCTTAACGATAGTCCATTCTTCACCTGCGAATTCAAATGTAGGCTTAACGCCCTTTGCTTCCTTTACCGCAACTTCAACTGCTTCTGTCACAATGTCTCCTCGTTATGGCTGAACAACCTGTCCGCCAGCCTTACTGTCAGTAGCAAACCAAACCTTGAATGGTCGAGTGCTTCCTGTGGCTGGAATTTCTAGAGAGAATGTCACGGGCACAGTAGCCTTATCCGCGCCACGACGACGACCGACAGTAACGCTACCAGTCTGGAATACCTGGCGGAAAATCCAGCGCTCTAGGCTATCGTCGGACTGCCACAAAAGAGCCACGCGAACTTCTGTACCGGGCACAGGTGGTTCATATGTCCACATTGCTGTTGCGCCCGTTCCGCTGTTCGTAACCGTTCCACCATTCAGCGCGAGTACCAGATTCTTCGCTGTGATTTCGGCCATTTCAAATGAAATAGTACCGGAACGGCCTGTAGTCTTGTGGCTAATTGGGTCGAATGCTTCGGCCACGTTAACATCTTCGGAAGTCAATTCGTAAGAGAATTCGCTTCCATTCTCGGTGTAACCAATCTGCTTCCATGCAACAGGCAATGTGTCGGAAATGATAGAGCCTGTTACTGCTGTTGTGGGATCGACTGTTCCCGCTGGTGCCCAATACAGAAGACCGGGACCTAGCGAGATTGTCTTGCTATCCATTGGCATAATTAAATTACCTTCCTCGCCGCAGCGGGCCTAAGGTGTGGACTAGGCGGAAATTCAGACGTTCCTACCTCATGCCACCACAATACGAATCCTGGGTTAGTCTTGTCATATCCCACGTCAACGAAAGGGCCTTCCCTATCGTGGTCGATATCCGTGGAAACAATGGCGTCAGTATCGCGCGAAATAGACCTTGCGTTTGCGCGCGCATTATCCCTGACGATTTGCCCAGCTTCTTCTAGTAAATCGTCGGACATATCCTCGACAAGATCACGCCAGTTGCGCTTTAAACGCAGGTCATACTCACGCGCCACTTGCTTCCTTTGCAGCCTTTGCAGACGGCGACGCTACCAATTCTGTCCAACCATTGTGCTCAACATTCTCCTTCGGCACCGGCTGGCCCTTTAGGTGAGCTAGAGCCAGGGAGCCAGGAAGGTACAAATCCTGTAGAGCGACTACGTATTCTTCCTTTTCAGCCATTAGAATCCTCCTGCGTGAATTTCTAGTGCGGCCTGCACCATTGTACGATATAGTTGTGTATCCGGATCACGGAGCGGCAATGGCCCATCAGTGTGAAGCCAAGCACCTGCGATATTCGCCGCACCAATATTCCCGCGAAATTCGGGCCAAACATTTGCTACAGCAGTTCCGAGAGAATCCGCCGCTGCCATTGTGCTTCCCCATGCGTCAATCTGGAAAACAGGCTTCCTTTCCCAACGATTAGCGGGGAGATAGAATCCTACCGTGACGCGAAGACATGGAAGAGTCTGTGACATTTCGTCGGATACGCGGCCACCATGAAGCGGGGCCAAATCAGTTTGATTCTTTAGCCATGTGATTGCGGCGGGCAGAACCTTAGGGATTACAAATTCAGGTCGCATCGATTGTCCCCACGTATCGCAAATCAGTTTCCACCCTATCTAGGAATGGAAAGCCTTGGATGGACAGATTATCAGGAGCATTGATTACCGAGAACCGCTTTCCCTGATATTCGATTTCATCCCCAGCGTCGATTTGCGAATTCGCGGGAAGTGCAATGCGCCATACGTCGGTAGTGAATGCCTCACCTTCCTGAGAGGATCGCTGTTCAATCCGGGCGCGCGAGTTTAAACGTTCTGCCTCATCGCGGGAAGGTCGCCCATATTCGTCGGTAGCTCCATCACTCAATCGGACGATTACCACGTTGTCATTCATCAGAGCAGTAATCAAATCAATTCCTCCCCGTATGTTAGAATCGGCACGGATACGATAGAACACAACATTGGCGGCACCCAAACCCATAGAGCGAGCGCCGAGAGGATTTGATAGGACACGCAACGCGACGGCTACCGAAACGCTTACAATTACCTGCCTAGCGTCGCCGGTAGCTGCCTCAGGATCGGCCCCGTATGCTTCACGGACCAATCCTAAAACAGTACGGTAAACCGCACCGTAACGCTCATCTGATACTTCCATTCCGGCGAGAGTCGCTAGATCATCTACAGTAAATAGCGTCACGGTGCGTTACCTCACTTCTTTACGTCGGTTCCGCCAGCCTTGCTAGCAGGTGCCTTTACCTTCTCAGGTTCGGATACACCCTCGACGGGGCTTCCATCCTCATTAAACGGATCGGCAGGAGCCACATAGAATTCCTTTAGATCGGTACGTGGCTCAGTCTCATTACCCGGCCCTGGTGCTGGATTAGCCTGAGGTGCTGGCTCTCCACGATCCTGCGGTGCCGCGAGATTCATCGGCATCACGTAATTAGGATCACGAAGATTCTCTAGAGTTACTTCGTCAGCCATAGTATTCCCTTCAATCAGAGTGCTACAGTGTTAAGACCAGTGATCTTACCGTGCTTTAGTTCGTTACCGTACTTTAGGCCAATCTCGCCGTAAATCTGGTAGTTTTCAGCAGAACCAGTCTTAGCTAGAGGCTCAACGAACAGGAATCCCTTACCAGGAATGTTAAGGAATACAGGAGAGCACTCTTCCAGCGAAACGAAAGCAATTGTGTCGGCTGGCATGTAGCGGTCAACCATAACGTTGAACGATCCGAAATCGGTGTAAATCTGCTGTAGGTCTACACCACCGACGTTACGGGTTGGCTCAGCGAATCCCTTGTTAGTTACGAACAGAGTAGTAAGGTTACGCTTCTGAACGGAAGGCACAATGAGAGTACGTGTCTCACCTTCCATTAGACCACCATTGTCGTAAATTGTCTGTGCCATGTCATTAATCAGCTTAGCTGTTAGCGTTGTGGCAGTCAGAGCATTTACGTTAGTAGTGATAGCGGAAAGCAAACCGCGTGTCTTACGTGGCGCAGTGTTATCCGTTGGGTGCGCGAATGTACCGACAAGGAACTGCTTCTCTAGGTCGCGCGCAATCTGCTTTAGGTGTGCATTCACCTGGAAATCAAGTTCGTTAATGCGGTTAACCTCATCTAGTGAACTTGTGTTAGTTGCGGCAGGTGCGCCAGTTCCCGCGTACTGTCCAGAGGCAGCAAGCTTAGTGTAGGAAATGGCTACGGCTTCCTGGTGAACTTCTAGCACCTGATATGCTGGCGCGCGAGTACGACCTTCTGCGGCAGGAGCGTTAGCACCTTCTAGACGCTGACGTGTATTATCAGCGGTGCGAAGGTCCGTTGTCTCCCATGTGAAGATTACGGAGTTAACGGATTCTCCTCCTGTGAGTCCTCCGATTGCGCTAAGAAATGGAGTGTCAGTAGGAGAAACGTTGAATAGTTCACCGACGTAATTCGGTGCATTGAATGTGGTTACTGTTCCGGCAATACCGGCCATTTAAATCTCCTTATGTTTGATTAGCCAGACGATACGCCTTCTGAGACTTTAGCGTCCTGGCAAGTGGCCAATTTCCAGCCCTTTCCGCTTCTACAATTTGCGTATCAAGGTCTGGTGCTTCGATCTTCTGTCGTGGTCCCTGATCGTGAATTCCCTTACGTTCGGGACCAATTAGGGCTAGCAAAGAATCAGCATCGGCGGCCAATTCTTCTGCTGTTGTCCCTACCAGCCGAGGAACCAAATCGGCGGGCAAACCCTTTTCGAGTGCAACCCTAAGACGCGCATTCTCGGATTCTAGAGATTCGACGCGGCCAGAAACTTCCTTACTTCCTCCGCGTGCCTCTTCAAGTTCAGCCAATGCCGCATCCCTTTCCTGCTCTGCCTGACGTAGACTAGAGCGATATCCTGCACTCTCACGTCGCAATTCCTTAACGTAATTCTCGTCAAAGGTCTTGCCCTGCTTCACACTTTCAGTCTTAGTCTCTTCCTGAGATTCCGTAACTTCCTGTGTGTCGACTTCCTCAGCCATTTATTTCCTCCTGGGAGATTTAAGCGACCTGCGCTTCTGTTGTGAAATGTTCGCCGGAAACCTGTAGAATCGGCCCTAGCTCACCATGAATTCTAGTGACAGGCTTTTCCGTAGGTGTCGGCAGTGATCCCAAATCCTCAGCGTTTAAACGTGAGGCAGGATCGTTAGCTCCCACAATCGGCATAACCGCACAACGGCAATGCGTGTGAATGGGGAGAAGATCAGACTTATGATACTTATTCTCACTCGCCAAATGACACAGCGGGCAAGTTCCACCCTTACTCATTTCGGGCCGCACTACCCGACGATATCCCTTTACCCTTGGTTGCTTTTCGAAAGCTAGAGTAGAAGCCTTTCGATACGCCAGGGATAGATCATCGTCGGCAAGCTCAGCCACGCGGTTTAAACCAGCCTGATATGCGTCTTCGAAAAGAGCGCCATTCTTTAGGCTTGTCCACATTTCCACGAAAGGTCGGCGGTACACTTCGTCAAGCGGAACGCCGCGCAAATTCTTCAAATCAGGTGTACGCAATCCCACGGTATTAACCGTTTCTCCTGTCATTTCTGTCAGAATTTGGGAGATATAAACGTCAACCATCCTCGCTGTCATCGCTTGCCCACCAGTCACAATGGGAATCACGCGCCGCATGAAACCTTCTACGTCGGCGGAATCCCACGAACCTAGTGAGGACCATTCGTGTTCTAGTAGCTTCAAAATCCGCGTGGCTAGAGCTTCCCGCTGTGCTGTGTGCGCCGCTAGGATGCTCTCTACGCTCACGGGTTACCAACCTGGCTTCCTGGCTGGCCTGGGTTATTCTGTGCCGTCACTGCGCCTCCTGTGGGCTGTGTGGGTGCCATAAGCGATGCAGTCAGAGCGTCCTGCACTCGCTCACTTTCCATACGGTCGATAGCGTCAGGAGTGTAACCCAAATCCTGCATTACCTGACGCCACGTTACGCCAGCAGTCTTCTTCTTTAGCGCGGCATCGGCAAGCTCACCCAATGTACGCGATTCAGGATCGGCCCAAAGGGTTTCGGCATTTGTGAAATCGGTTGGGTCATTCGCAAGCATAGCTGCCTTTGCCATTGTGCTTTCCCAGCCGCCGCTAGCTTCCGGAATGTGCTCCCTCTTCACCTTCATGATTAGGCCAGTTTCGGCAGCCTTCAAGGCATCACCTGTGACGTTAACCATTCCTGTCAAAAGATAGTGAGGAGGAGTACGCGAGATAGAAGCAAGATCACGAACGTCGGCGGCAGAGGCAGAAATGATATCCGCCGTGCTAGTCTGGCTGAATTCGAATAGGGTTGGCCTATTACCATCTTCGCCAGGTTCAAAAATCCAAGCCGTACCGGGATCATTGCGCAACTCAGGAGGAATAGGATCACCATTCACGTCGCGCTCTAGCACGTAATCAAGAATCGCCTTCTGACGGAATGAACCAAACTGTTCCGCCACAAGCCTGTGAAAGATTGTATTGTTAATACGTAGCTGGATATCCACCACGTCTTCAAATTCTCCACGCGGCCCGGTCAGCGGATCATACCTATTCTCGAAAGGAGTAACAGGCACTTCATCTAGACCAGTCGGCATAGAGTCGATAAGTTCCCATTCCTGAAAAGCCGCGAATAGAACGTCGAGAGTAGAGGATGCCAGCAAAACCTCCTGCGAGGAATTGCGCGCGCCACGGTAACGGAATACCATGCCCCTGTTTAAACCGGCTTCACCCTTCGGAAGATAGACATTGGCGCGAAGATATCCGCCCACGTCATCGACCCAAAGCTTTAGCGCCGCCCGAACTTCTCGCCTATCCTCGGGATACGATTCATGGATTACCTGTGTAGGATGCTCTGGTGAAATGACCACTACACCATCGCGTCGCGGGTGCATTCCTACCATTGTATATCCGCGTCGCATTGCCAGCATCATTCGGTGAACCGCTACCTGATCGGCGTCTAGGTGTGCGGCCTGCCACCTTTGCCACGTCGCATCATCGGCATTGTCAGATTCGCCTACGCGGAATCCCACGACATTCATTCGCTCTAGTGGTGCTTCCACGACAAGTGCAAGATAGTTAGTGCGGGAAAGACGCTGGAATCCACGGAACAATTCGCGGAACTTTTCGGGAACAGTAGGGAGAGGATGATCGCCACGGTAAAGCTGATCGAGATATTCGATACCGTTTCGCTGGCCGTTTAGCTTAGCAGTAAGCCGCTTTAGCCACCATTCAGGAGAAAACGGAGTCTCCAAATTATAAAGCGCCATGCGGCTCCTTAAACGCTAATGATTCGACCACCTGTGCGCCTATTCTTTACGCCACCTGCTACAGCATCGGCGCGTGCTTCAAAAGCTAGAACGGCAGCAACTACGGCGTCAATCTTTCGGGACGATTGTGGGTGCTCCTTTTGAATTCGGAATCCCTGTGGAGTCGGAACCTTCTTTGCATTCAGAGCGTGCTGTGTAAGATGCTGGTTTCCATTATGCTTCAACTCACGATCATGAACTGCATTCTCGAAACGTTCTAGGGCACGCGAAACTAGAATAGATCGCCCGGCAGTCATCCACCATTCAATCGGATTCTTTGGCGTAGACTTTACCTTTAGCTTCGGCCCATATCGAGCTTCCCACTGTGCGATTGAGGATTCCCACTTGGCAGGGTCGGCATAAAAGCCAACTACCTTATACGTGTCGAAAGCCTCTGCTACCTCATTCTCAACTTCCTCGACACTAACGCGCCAATCCTCGCCCGCAGGTCCGTCAGGCTGTTCCCAAATCCTAATAGGAAATAGGGCACCATCGTTTAAACGGCACGCCACTAGAGCAGTTGCGTCAGCCTTTCCCCTTCCGCGCTTCTGGCTACCATCGAATCCCAATGTAATTACGTCGCCGGGAAGGAGAATCAAATCGGTATCCGCGCAACCTTCCCACTCAGGATATGTGAGCCAGGAATCACTAGCGGCGGTAGGCTGATTCAAGAAATAACGCCTGCTGTCTGCCACGGGATTTCGCGGATCATAGATAGACTGAATCATTCCATCTAGGTCCATCCAATCGGCAGCCGGACCATAAGCCTCAATCAATCCCTGACGCAAAGAATCAGGATCGCCAAGCTTTGTCTGATTGCTGGCCTGCCTATGATCGAATAGCAGATTGTCCATCTTTAGCTTACCAGCAAGAATATCCTGTGCTGTCTTGTGGCTTTGCTCGGCAATGGAATCTTCACCCGGCGCATACATGGTTGACGTTTCAAGCCCCCATGAATCCGCTTCCTTTCGCTTCTGTAGATTACGGTTTACCGTGCGCCACATTCGCTGCAATTCTGGAAGGACATATAGGTGCGTTTCATCGAAAACGGCGAATGACTCCTTACCACCATCCTTCGCGGCGGAAGAGGCAGTAGAAGGCACGATTTCGCCACCATCAGGAAGTTGAATCTTTGTTAGCCCGACGTTATTGCGATTCATTCCGTATGTTTCGATTAGTCGGCGGCTTCCTTCTCCATACCCACCCAAGTTGTAATACACATTGTCATACGTGTTTCCGGCCTGGGATTCCTCCGTGGCAAGGCAGCGAATGAATGGGTAGGTTACTGCCCTTCCCATCGGCTCGCCCGCTGAATATGTGTATGAGAAAGCGCCGCTTCGAAAAGTCTCTCCACCTGTTGCGTATCCCGCAAATCGTGAAGGTCCGAACGCTTCAAAAAGGACAAGGAAGCCAGCCAATTCAGACTTAGCCCTTCCCTTGCTTCGTGATAGAAAAGCAGTTCGGTATAGGCGGCGACCATTTCCCGATAGAGCATAGGCGTCATAAATGAACCCCGCAAATTCGTCATCTAGGAGAATAGGCTGACCCTGAACGTCACCGGGACCGTGAACGCAAAAGAATTCAATCCACGCCACGGCCAATCCGCCCAGGGAATTTCGCCTACTGTGGTTAGGGGAACGGACTAGAAGCTTAGTGTCCATTCCCCATCACCCTACTTTCCTCCGTTATTGTGACCACCATTAGCACTTCCGCCCTTTGCGCCCTTTACATTAGGCTTAGGTCGGCCCGGTCCCTTAATCTTCCAATCTGCCTTCTTAATTCGCTTTGGCATTCATTCCTCCAATAGTCGCCTACGTCGGTGCTCTACATCTTCCTTGAATACTTCATGGATTTCTTCATCGCTTACATGCGGCCTAATATAGCGGATGCGAAGCTTGCGACGTGCTTCCATAGTGGTGCCCATAAGGTCTTCTCGACGGCGCATTTCCATCGTAATCGCAGCGGTGAAATCGCCGTCATAGAACCTTTCCTTTAGACGCGCTGTGTCGAATGCGAAAATCCAATCGGCTTCCGACCACAATACCGTGTGAGGAAGCGTGGCGACTGCGGCCCACCATTGGATTGTGTTTGGCGACCATTCTTCTTCTGGAAGATCAGGATGATTGAGATTCGCTTCATCGATAACCTCCACCCATTCAGCATTAGGAGTGCGGCCAATCTTGCTTTCCTTTGGTTCAGGACCATTGAACATTATAGATTCACCCGCAATCCCCATCCGGCGAAATTGGTTACCGTGGAAGGAACACCATACGCGACCAAATGATATCCTGTGTGGAAAGATGACTGAGAGAATGTAGCCGCGCCCGGTGTGATCGTTCCTGTGATGGAAAGGTCATAACACAATTCCGCGTGAACCTGCTGCAATGCCGCTGTAGTTCCGGCGTTAGTAGAAGCATCACTTTGAGAAGGTGTAGTTCCCTCAATCCATCCGGTAGGTTCGGTAGTTGTAACGGCAGTAGCACCAGTAGCACTCTTACGTCCTGCGAATGCCAATACCGAAACGTTTCCGCCAGTCTTTGCAGTAGAAGAGGCAGGGGCGGCGAGAGTAGTTCCCGCTGTAGTCTGTCCCGTTCCGACGGCTGTATTCTCGACTACCATTGTCCCTGAATCACTACGGAATGCCATAGTACAGTATGCCCACTTACCTGTAGAAGAGGTTACCGTCGGCATTGTCGAACTAGCTCCCCAAATCTGATAAAGGATAAGGGGAGCATATGCACCCGTTGTATTCACCGTGCTACTTAATGTAGTCCACCCGGTTCCCGTGAATGTTACCGCTGTAGTCTGATTCTGTGTCACTACAACTACGACGAAATCACCATTCTGCAATGTTCCCGGCGTTGCTAGCGGCCCGAATGAACCGGCTGTGTTAGAGCTAATTCCGGTAGAGCCAACAAGGGAAATGGTAGGAGTAGTTCCGCCTCCACCACTAGAAGTTAGCGGGAATGCGATAAGCAAAGACTGACGGTCATTCATCGTTCCGCCAGTCCAGCTTACAGTTGTGTTAACCGTAGCCGCCGACGTATTCTGGAAATCCGCCACAAAGGTAGCACAGTTAATAGTTGTATTGGCTGTACCGGCATAGACAATCTGCTGATTTGTGAAACTATTTGTCCATGTAGGAGCAGTACCAGCAGAACCAGAGTGCCCACCGAATACACAAATCCACAAGTCGCCCGTGGAAGAAGTAGCAGTAGCAGAAACGTTTACCGACGTGGAAGAACCCGAGGAAGTTCCGGCTGTATTCTGAACGTCACGAGGAACGGTAGCTCCGGAATACTCTAGAACTCCTACAGTCGTATTGAATGCAGAATGCGTAAACGTGATGCTGGTTTCGGTTCCATTTGAAATCTTATACCAAACGTAAGCCGCATTACCGTCAACGATAGAAGGGCCAGCAGTCCATCCACTAGGTCCGGTTACTGAAATGTCGCTATTCGCCCACGCGACCAGAAGATTACCAGAAGTAGGAGTCGCCCAACTCTGTCCAGAACCAATTGTAGTATTAGCAGCAGTAGCACTATTTGAATTCTGTGCCTTCTGGACTAGCGTTGCGGCCATTTAAACTCCTTACACAACTTCCGGCGACAATGTAGAGATATCGGAAAGCGTCGTATAGCCCTGAGTCGCCAATTGCGCTGCGGTATACACATCACCATTCACGGAGACATTCAGGATAGTTCCCGAGACATTAAGCTTCTGTGCCTTTCCGGTCTGATTGTCGATAATAACTGCGCCGGTTCGGTTTCCCCTTGACGTAGAAGTAGTTCCGTCGCGTAGTGTTCCGTCGGCAGGATTCCAGAATTCAGTTACCACGAACACAGGAAATCCAGCGGTATCCGTTAGTGTCATTACCAATTGTCCAGAAAATACCGGCATTAATCTCCTTATGTCGCTGCACAAAGAACAAGCTGAGCATTTGCGCCCGCTGTAGTGCTTCCTACTCCCGAAATGTCAACGGTCAAATAATCGCCCACTGCAACAGTTAGCTTTGTCGTACTGTTAGCGGCGTTAACTGTTGTGGCAGCCGTCAGAGTAATGCTAGCAGCCGCACCATTCTTCCTGATTCCGAATACAGCAGAAGCACCTACAGGAGCCGTGGCAATATAAACGTCAGAGCGATAAATGATCCACGCGCTAGAGGAGTTGTTATAGATTCGGAAGATTCCTGTTGTGACTGCTAGCGTTCCCTGAAATGTAAA